AATAATGAAGTTCCGTTAAACCGAAAGGCGTTCTCGAAAGCGTTACAAGAAAGTTTAACAAAAACAACAAAACAACTATAATATGAAAAATTTCTTTAAACAATTATTCGACGACAACAACACAATCAATGAAAAAGCCGTAGTAGGTTTTATTGCTTTTTTATGCTTGGTTTTAGCTTTACTTGTTGACCTAGTTACAGGTTACATGGGTACTGCTTTGATTATTAATGAATTCATTTTTGATGGATTTATGGTGATTATTTTAGGTTCATTTGGTATCGCTTCGGTTGATAAATTTATGAACATGAGAAATGGTAAGAAAAAAGAGGACGAGGAAGGTCCTATAGAGGAATAATGAAGTCTACGTTACTAGTTTTACTATTATCATTAACCGCAACTTGTTCGTTTGTTTGTAGCTATTTCGGAGGATTAGCTATGGACAATAGTGAGCAATATTTAGCGGTCGTGGCGGTGGCTTTTATGGATGGGTTTTTTGGTATAGTTGCTGGTATAAAGAAAGAAGGTTTTAAAACCTATAAAGCATTAAAAGTATTAAAAACAACATTTACTTGGTTAGTTATATTAACAGTAATATTAATGGTTGAAATTGGATTCCCAGGTACGTCCTGGCTCTCCGAAACTATTATAATGCCATTTATAATTTTTCAATTAGTTAGTGCTTTAAAAAATGCTTCTAATTCAGGTTTTATAAAACATTCTGTATTAAATACAATTTTAGAGAAAATAGATAAACATAAAGACAAATAAATATGCTATTAAAAAATGGTTCAAACGGTGATGACGTTAAAAAATTACAAGCTAAATTAGGTTTAGCTGCTGATGGAATTTTTGGTCCTGGTACTGAAATTAAAGTAAAAGAATGGCAAGCTGCTAATAATTTAACAGCTGATGGTATTGTAGGAGATGGGAGTTGGGGAAAAATGTTCCCTAGTGAAGGAAGTGCTCCTATTGCTGTTCCTGCTTCTTCTTTTAAACTAGCTGCTTTAAAAGGACATATTCCAGATTCAGTTATTTCTATGATTCCGGATACTGCTGTTAAGTTTGGTATTACTAATCCTTTAAGACTTGCCCACTTTTTATCTCAGTGTGGTCATGAATCAGGAGGATTCAAAGCGGTAAATGAAAATTTAAATTATGGTGCTAAAGGTTTATTAGGTACTTTCCCTAAATACTTTAATGCTGCTACTGCTGCTCAATATGAGCGTAAACCAGAAATGATTGCTTCTAAAGTTTATGGAGGTAGAATGGGTAACGGTCCTGAAGCTACTAAAGATGGATATAAATTTAGAGGTAGAGGATATATCCAATTAACAGGTAAAGATAATTATTCTGCTTTTGATAAGTTTGTAGATGAAGATATCTTAGGAAATCCAGACTTAGTGGCTACTAAATATCCTTTAATGTCAGCTGCTTGGTTTTTTAATAAAAATGGACTTTGGTCTATATGTGATAAAGGAGCTACTACAGAAGTAATTACTGCTGTTACAAAAAGAGTAAATGGTGGTACTATCGGTTTAGCTGATCGTATTAAACATTTTAATGAATATTACGCGTTATTAAAATAAATATTTAATTTTCAACGCTGTATGTGAATACAGCGAGGTCGTTTATTATAGGCGCTATATAAAAGTGTATGGCGCCTATATGTATCGTGGTATGGATGTTAATAAAATATTTAACTTGTTTAATGGAGATGAACCCGAGTCATTAAGGGAGAAAGCTCAACAAGTAGATATTGCTTTAGATTATAAAAATCATCCTTTATTCTGGGTAGGAATGTTTAAAAAACTAATCCAGAATCATCAAGTATTTAATGACCAATTACTTAAATTTTTTGATAAGTTAGATGAGAATTTGAGTACAACAGATGTTGATAAAGCAGGTGAATTTATAGTATTTAACAGAGCTTGGGAATATATCCAGAAAGTAGACCCAGATAATTTGGTTGCTCAAGAGGCCTTATATAGATTCGCAGATATACATCTTAGGGTTGCCTTAGAATTATCAATAAATTATTTCCAAGAACACGAGGAATATGAAAAGTGTTCACACCTTAAAAAGAATTTAGAATTTGTAAAACTTCTCTTAACTTAAACTTGGAGTGTCTTACTTCCAATATTATATTCCAATCACGGGAAAAGGAAAAAAGAGAATAAAATATGAAAAATAGAGAGATTATAATGAGACGGTTAGAAAGAGCCGAGGGGGAAATAGAGAAAATCCATTTCTTCTTAAATCGTGGTGGTTCAAGAGAACAGGTAGAGGAAGTATTAATCACAATGCGTGAATCTATTAGCGATGCGAAAGCGTTTGTACAACAAGAACCTCAAAGTCCGGGGGAAATTAACCCATTTTAACTATGAATTTAACAGCAGAACAAATCCAACAAAATTGGGTAAGATTAATGGGCTTTATTGAGGATCATATTTCATCTCCTCGTAAAGAAAAATTAATTGAGTTTTATGAAAAATATAGTGAGCGTTTAATGCTAATGCCTGCTGCTCATAAAAAAGAATATCATAATGCGTTTCCGGGAGGTTATGTAGAACATGTTAATCGAGTTATTACTTGTGCTCTTCATTTACATGATTTATGGGCTCAAATGGGTGCTGATGTTTCAACTTATACTAAAGAGGAATTAGTATTTTCTGCTTTAAATCATGATTTAGGTAAAATGGGTGATGAAGAGAATGAATCTTATATCCCTCAAACTGATAACTGGAGACGTGAAAAATTGGGTGAGGATTATATGTTTAATACTAAAGTTCCATTTGCTTCTGTCCCTGATAGAGGATTATTTTTACTTCAATCTCATGGCATTCAGTACACATTTAATGAAATGATTACTATTCAAACACATGATGGTTTATATGATGAGGCAAATAAAAAGTATTTAATGACTTACATGCCCGAACAAAAACCACGTACATCATTACCGTTTATTGTACATCAGGCTGATTTCATGGCCGCTCGTATTGAATTTGAAAGAGAATGGTTACCTAAATTACAGGGTAACGTGGAGAATCAAAAGAAATCATTTACATTGGGTACTAATAAATCAGCTCCATTAACTTCAGCCGCTAAATCTAAAGCATTAGGTAGCGTAAAAAGTGAAGGACTTAAAAATTTATTAGCTAACTTATGATACTAACAATTATATTACTTTCAATATTGGTCGTGACTCTTGGATTCACGACCTATAATCTTCTTAAAAAGAACGAAAAACAAGAGGACATTTTAGCAGGTTATATGACCTATCTAAATAAAATTTCAGACACTATTGAAATGTCAGAAAAGAAAATGATAGAAGTGGATGCTAAAGGTAGTTTTAAATCTGATGATGAAGTAGGATTTTTCTTTGAACAAATCAAAACTATTCAAACAGCATTAAATTCTTTTGTTATTAAGAATATAGCAAAATAATGGAAGAGATAGTAGTTAAAAAGAAAAAAAAGGGTATCCAATACTTTACCCAAGATACAGAGGATGCTATTGTATTATATAACAACACAACAGATTTTGAGGTAAAAAGTAGAATCTATCAAGATAGAATCCACTACGCTTTTTTTAAACTTACCGAAAACATTATCCATACCTTTAAGTTTTACTATACTGAGGTAGATAATATTGAAGATTTACAACACGAGGTAATTACTTTTTTACTATCTAAAATCCATTTATTCAATCCAGAAAGAGGGGCTAAAGCATATTCTTACTTTGGAACAATTGCTAAACGTTATTTAATATTATCAAACCAAAAGAATTATAAAAAACGTATTGATACTATTGGTTTAGATGCTATTGAAGAAGATGAAGAACATTCATACAGTATTGATGATTCATCGCACGATGAGCGTTTATCGATGTTTATAGACATTTATACCGAATATGTCACCAAACATATTTATACTTTATTTCCTAAGGAATATGACGCTCGAATTGCGGATGCTATTTTAGAATTATTTCGTAAAAGAGAAAATTTAGATGTATTTAATAAAAAAGCCCTTTACATTTATATTCGTGAAATTATAGACGTTAAAACACCTAAAATCACCAAAATAGCTAATCAGCTATATGATATTTTTAAAGAAAACTATGTATTTTATTTAGAACACGGACATACAAAGTTTTAGTTTTCATATTTATAAGAAACTAAATGTATATTTATGTCACAATTTGATAACATAATTTTTAAAAATAAAAAATTCTCTGATGTTTTAGAGGAAATCTATAATAATCAAAAGAAAAAAGATCAACAGGTTACCGCTTTAATTTCTGAGTTGAAACCATTAATTTCTGATATTGGGGATGCTACTTTGGTAGTTCCTTTAATTAAAGAATATATGGAAATTAGTGTTAAAAACGATGATATTTTAATTAAGATGGCTGCTTTAGCTCAACGTGCTATGGCTACAGTAACATCCGACGGTGCTTTAACTATTTCTGATGAAGAAAAAGAGCAGTTATTAGCTGCTATGAACGAATTAAAAGGAGGTAAATAATGGGTAATAGTAGATCAGGGATGACCCCTCCAAATTATTCTAATCAAGCAAATAATGCAATTACCTCACAGGCACCAAATGGACCTACTCAGACTACTCCATCATTTAAAGCCGGTAGAGTAAAAAATATAATTTTAGAGGAAAGTAATGCTAAATTTAATGAATTTGGAGGATGGAATTCCTTAGGATATATTAAATATCAAGACATAGTAACTCCAACTAATATATTTACTGTAGCTAAACCTTTTTTTCCTAATATAAAAAACCTTCCTTTATTAGACGAAATTGTTTGGATTATTTCTCTCCCAGATACAGCCTTAAATGGCATCCCTAATGCATCAGGAAATGCTACTCCTGGTATATCTACAGTAACCTCAGAATATTATATTTGTCCTACATCTTTTTGGAATCATCCTCATCATAATGGTTTTCCTGCTAACCCTCAAACATTACCAGAATCACAACAAAAAGATTATCTTCAAACTCAAGCAGGTAATGTTAGAAGAGTAACAGACCAATCAACTAATATTGATTTAGGTAATACATTTATTGAGCGTTCTAATATTCACCCTTTAAAACCTTTTGAAGGTGATATTATTACTGAAGGTAGATGGGGAAACAGTATTAGATTTGGTTCTACTATTAAAATCAAACCACCACTTAATACTAGTTTAAATAATTGGTCTACAGGTACTAGTACCTCAGGAGATCCTATTATTATTATTAGAAATGGTCAAGGTACTCAAACAGAAGAAGGATGGATACCTATTGTAGAAGATATTAATAATGATGAAGCTTCTATTTATTTTACAAGTACTCAAAAAATACCTTTAAAAGCATCAAGTACCCTTTATGATAGCTATAGAACAGCCCCTACAGCTCCTGATCAATATGCGGGAAAACAAATATTAATAAACTCAGGTCGTTTAGTATTTAATTCAACAGTGGATCATATTTTATTAAGTTCAGCCCAAACAATAGGATTTAACGCTGTTAAAGGATTTAATTTTGATACTAAAGCTAATTTTGTTGTAAGTGCTCCTTCAATTAAATTAGGTTCTAAAAACGCAACCGAACCTTTATTATTAGGTAACAAAACAACAGCTTTATTAAGTAAATTAGTGATTAATTTAAAAGCATGGATGACAGTAGCAAGTCCTTTATTTGCTTCTACTCCTGGAGGTGTAGCAGGTTTACCTACTATAACGTCTCAACTTGTTAGTATTTTAAGTGAACTAGAGACTAATTTAAACCAAGGAACAATAAAATCTAAAAATAATTTTACTGTATAATGGCTACTCTTCCTGATATTGATATTCAAGCATATAAAAATGCTATTCCTAATAGTTTGAAACCTCAAGGTTCAGCTAAATTAGGTATTATAATATATAATCAAGGTAAAGTTATCCAAGAATTATTAACTCCAGTTGTTTTAAAATTTATATCTGAGGCATTGACAGAAGCTACTGGAGTTTTAATTATTAATGGGGTAATAGATTTATCCCCTTTTATTCCAAATGAGTATTCATCTTTAGGTACTTTTCAACTTAATATACAAGATGTTGTAAATAAAAAAATACCTCAAGATATCCAATTATTACTAAATGGAGAAATTCCTTTTAAAACAATAAAATTCTTATTATCCAACCCTGTACTTATAAAATTAGTTTCTAAATTAATAAGTGAAAAAACAAATTTTAAAACAGATAATGGTATTATAAGTGTTCCTTACAAAAATGATATTATAAATATCAATGTTATAGATATAATAGATAATAATCTAAGCCAAATCCCCCCAGAAATCCAAAATACAGTAGTATCTAAAGTAAGAAGTATTATAGATGATACTTTAAATAAAAATCTTTGTAAACCTAGTATTCAAAAACTAATAGTTCAAAGAAATGCTTTAGTCACTCAATTAAATTTTATAGGATCTAATTTAGATAAAATCACAAAATCAATTACTGGATTAAATACATTTTTAAATCTAGTCTTAACTCTTATTAGAATTATATCTATTTCTAAAACAGCAGCATCAGCGGCCGCTAAAGCAATTCCCCTTATTCCAGGAGCTGTACCTGCTGCTTTAAGTGATTTAGAAGATGCTAAAAATAAATTAACATTTACAGAAACCGGAACTTCTAAATTAGATAAAACTCAAAAAACTATTGCTTCTGCTGGAATTTCTATATCTTTAGTTAATGGATATATTTTAACAATAGTTGGATTATTAAATTTATTAGATTTTTTCCTAAATAAAGCTTGTCCTACTTCTACATTTGAATCTATTTCTAAAGGAATAAAAGATAGTGCTTCTGCTCAACAACAAGCAGGAACCACTTTAAACCAAACAACATATGAAGGATTTATTATTGAAATTGAAGAAGTACCTTATACTGCTACAGTAACTCGTAGACGTGCTATTGGTAAAAACCAACAAGGTATAATTTTAATTCAAACCGAATTATCATTTACAACTAACCCATTGACTTTAATTAATGAATTAAAACTAATAATCGACAGAGACAATTTAAAAGCTTATTAACTTAATATTTATAAACAATGAAACCATCAGATTTTAAAAAAATTATTAAAGAGGCAGTAAGGGAAGCTATTCAAGAGGAATTAAAAGATATCCTATTGGAAGCTGTTCGTGCCCCTAAAACAATTGTTACGGAGTCACTTAGAGACACTTACGCACAACCACATTTATCAAAACCAAAACAATTAACTCCTCAAGAAAGACAAGCAATGTTTGGAGGTATTTTGGAAGAAATGCAAGGTGGAGGAGCAGCAACCACTGCTTACGCCGGTAATTTTCAATCGAACGGACCTGTAGATAGTGTTAATGGAGCACTGCCTGAAGGTAGTGTTGGATTAGACCAAATAATGGCTTTAATGAATAAATAATGGCATTTGGAGCAAAGAAAATATTCCCAGTAGATTTTAAACCTGGCACAGCTGTTGGGGTGGGATTACCTTTTAATGCTCCTGCTGTATTTAATTCTACTTATACCACTAAAGATGCTATTAAATATAATTTATTAAATTATTTTTTAACAAATAAAACTGAAAGATATTTAAATCCTAACTTTGGCGGAAATTTAAGAGCATTTATTTTTCAACAAATAACTAATGGTAACACTGAAGGATTAAAATCTGATATACAATCTCAATTAAAAACTTATTTTCCTAATGTTAACGTAGATAGTTTAAATATTGATTTTATAACAGATGAAAACCAAATATCAGTAGCATTAACTTATAATATAATCAATACAGGAATATCAGACAATATTAATATTACATTCGCATAATGGCAACCAAAAGAAATATACAATACATCAATAGAGACTTTACTGAGTTAAGAGCAAGTCTTATTGATTATGCTAAAACATACTTCCCAACAACATATACAGATTTTAGTCCTACTTCTCCGGGCATGATGTTTATGGAAATGGCTGCTTATGTAGGTGATGTTTTATCATTTTATTTAGATAATCAAATTCAAGAGAATTTTTTACAATATGCTAGACAACCTAATAATTTATATGAGTTAGCTTATATGTTTGGTTATAAACCAAATGTAACTCAAGTTGCTACTACTTATGTAGATTTTTACCAACAAGTACCAGCTATTGGAAGTGTTCCTAACATTACACCTGATTTTAATTATTCTTTATTAATACAAGAAAATGCGACTGTTACTACAAGTACCTCTCCTAATATATCTTTTTTAATACAAGATCCAATTGATTTTTCAGTTTCTAGTTCAGGTGACCCTACAGAAGTAACAGTTTATGAAGTAAATAACTCTGGAGATCCTATATATTTTCTTTTAAAGAAATCAAGAAAAGCAATTTCATCAACTATTAATACAACTGAATTCAGCTTTGGAACTCCAGTTCAATTTTCCACAGTAGATATTAATGCGGACAGAATTGTAGGAGTATTAGATATTACTGATACAGATGGAAATAAATGGTATGAGGTGGATTATTTAGGTCAAGAAATGGTATATGATTCAATTAAAAATACTAATATAAATGATCCTAATTTATCCCAATACTCAGGAGATACTCCTTATTTATTAAAATTAGAAAAAATTCAACGACGATTTGCTTCTCGTGTTATTACTACAGGTTCCTTACAATTACAATTTGGAGCAGGAACTGCTAATGATACTGATGAACAAATCATTCCTAATCCTAATAATGTAGGTATTGGTTTACCTTTTGAATTATCTAAGCTTACAACAGCTTACTCTCCAGAAAATTTTCTATTTACTAAAACTTATGGTATTGCTCCGTCTCAAACAACATTAACTGTTAGATATTTAACAGGTGGTGGGGTTGTATCTAATGTTCCTGCTAATAGTTTAAATAATTTAAACGCTACAACAACTTTCTTAAATAATAATTTAGCTACATCTGCTGCTAATTATGTACTTTCTAGTTTAGCAGTAAGTAATCCCGCATCAGCTGATGGGGGTGGAGATGGAGATACAATAGAGGAAATTAGACAAAATTCATCTGCTAATTTTTCTACACAATTACGAAATGTAACTCAAAATGATTATTTAGTAAGAACACTTTCAATGCCTGCTAAATTTGGAGTTATTTCAAAAGCATATATTGAACCTACTAAAGCACAATCTATATCAGCAGGCGAATCTCAATCCGTATTAGACTTGTATGTGTTGTCATATAACGTAAATAATCAATTAACCACAGCATCCCCCGCTTTAAAACAAAACGTTACTACATACTTATCTCAATATAGAATGGTTAATGATTCTGTTAATATTAAAGACGGATTTATTATTAATATTGGGGTTAATTTTGATATTATTATATTACCTAATTACAATAGTAATCAAGTATTAACAAGTTGTATTGCTGCTTTACAAGATTATTTTAGAATAGATAATTGGCAAATTAATCAACCTATTATTTTAAGAGATATTTATATACTTTTAGATAAAATTGAAGGAGTTCAAACAGTTAAAACAATTAATATTACAAACTTAGTAGGAGAAAATTTAGGATATAGTAAATATGCTTATTCTATACCAGCAGCCACAGCTAATAATGTAATTTATCCTTCATTAGATCCTAGTATTTTTGAAGTTAAATATCCTAACCAAGATATTCAAGGAAGGGTAGTACCTTTATAATAAAACAAAATGGCAGTATTTAAAATATTCCCCGAAAAAGACGCTACCTTATATTCATTATTCCCAAACATGAATACAGGGTTAGATGAAATTGTAGAAGCTACCCTTACTACATTTGCGTATTCACAACCAAACCCACAAACAAGTAGATTTTTAATAAAGTTTGCTCAAGAAGATTTAGCGGCAGCTTTTGGACCTATGTCTGATGCTACTTATAATAGTGGAAGTTGGAATGCTAAATTACAATGTTTTGTTTCTACAGTTACTGGTTTAGCAACTACTTCTTCTATTGAATGCTATCCATTAGCTCAAGATTGGGATATGGGAACAGGACATTATTTAGATGAACCTATTTCTACTGATGGTTGTAGTTGGATATGGGCTGGATACTCAGGAAGTAATTTATGGCAAATACCAGCTAATGGTTATTCATATCCTAATGGGGCTACAGCTTCCTATACATCTTCTACAGCAGTTCCAGTGGGTGGTGGTGTTTGGTATACAGGCTCTCAATATTCTTCATCTGTTACTTTTTCATATAGAACAAATAAAGATCTTAATTTAGATGTAACTAATACTGTAAGAGCATGGACTACTTCTTCTACATTTCCTAATGCTTTACCTAATTATGGATTTCTTTTAAAACAAGAATTAGAATTTGTATACAACAAAAATTATCAACCAGAATTAAAATATTTTTCTGTTGATACTAATACAATTTATCCTCCAGCTTTACAAATTAGTTGGGAAGATTTCACATATGTTACTAGTTCAAATATTCCAGTATTAAATACATTACCTGCTACTATTACATTAGCACAAAATCCAGGAGTATTTTATAGTGCTAGTATAAATAGGTTTAGAGTAAATGCTAGACCTGAATATCCCCTTCAATTATGGCAAACATCTTCAGTTTACACTAACAATTATTTCTTACCTTCAGGTTCATCTTGTTATGCTTTAAAAGATTTAGAAACTAATGAATACATTATTGATTTTGATTCTAAATACACTCAATTAAGTGCTGATGCTACATCAAGTTATTTTGATATGTATATGAATTTCCTTCAACCAGAAAGATATTATACTATATTAATTCAAACTACAGTTGATGGTTCAACAATTGTATTTAATGACCAATACTACTTTAAAGTAATTAACGGATAATGTCAGAACAAGTAAACTTAAGTAAAACAGTTTATAGTAAAACCCAATATGAAAAGGTTATTGATACTTCTTTTACCCAATTGGTTAACGTCTCTTCTTCCTTATCTGCTTCATTACCTGTAATAACTGTAGACCAATTTTTTCAATACTATCAAGATTTATTTTTTCAAATACCTAAACTTGGAGAAGTAAATTCTCATGAGTATCTTGTAATAACTAGTGGTGCTTATATTGGTTCTACAACCCCTACAGATGATACAATCCAAGCATTAGTTGATGAAGTTACTCAATTAAGACAAGAAAATTTAGACTTACAACAACAAATAATTTCACAAATAACAGGAAGCAGATAATGGCTGAAATCATTAATATATCATCAATTAATCCAATTACTTTTGAGTTTCAAGAATATTCAACTTCGGATACTTCCCTTATTACTTTTTTAGAAACACAATCCTCCTTTAATCCCCAAACAGATACTGTAGAATTTTTTGTTTATGATTTAAATAATCAAATAGTTTATGAAAATGTAAGTAATTTTTATGGATATAATTTAGATAGTGATAATAATGTTTTAACTCTTGATCCTGGAGCTGATTTAATAAATTATGGATTTACAGAAGGACAATATAATACTGTTTATAATTTTTTAAGTCCTAAATTAGCTTCTGATTCATTTAATACTTATTATATTTCAGAAATTAGTTCTGATAGAACTGAGGTTAGATTAGATACAACTTCTATTCCTAATACTTTAGTAATTTCTTCTGCAACTGAGTTAATAAATAATATTACTAATTCAACAGGAAGTTATTATGATTTCTATTTAGATTTTGGTAGTAATGATTTAATTATTGCTAATAACGCTTTATTAGACACTACAAACCCTAACAATCCAACAGTTTTTATTAAATTGTATGAACCATTACCTCAACAATTTTCTTTAAATTCTCAATGTTGGTCAGTAATTCAAATAGCTAATACTGTTGCTTACAATGTAGACATTTCTTTTATATTTGATGTTGAAGAAAATAATATAACATTAGCAGGTCCCAATTATAATTTAGATGCATTAGATAAAATAAATAATTCTACTTCATATATTAATTATAATACATTAAAACAAACTTCTGGTTCTTATTCTCAAGGAACAGGAAGTTTACAATATCAATTAAATAGCTTACTAGTCCAACCCGGAATTAGTATTAATGTTGATTATTCTGATTATTCTAATTTTATTCATTTTTCTAATGCTCAAGTAAGATTAGAAAATTTTTATTATAAAATATCACAATTAGAACAATATAATTATAGTGCTAGTTTTTCAAATAATTCATCAAGTGGTTCATATTATGTTTCTTCAAGTAATACTATATGGCAAGCTAAAATTAATGAAGTAATTACTACTTTTGATGATTATGAATATTTTCTTTATTTTGATTCTGGTTCAGCTTGTTGGCCTAAAACTAACAGTAACCCACCTTATGTAAATGCTACTACAAGTTCAATAGCAGCTCAAACATGGTTAAATTCTCAACTAATAGTAGCTGAGGATTATGATTTACAAAATAATAATGCTTTAACTTTAGCTATACCTTCTTATATAACTGAGGATAGCAGTAATGACCAATTTATATTATTTGTTGAAATGATTGGTCAATTGTTTGATAATATTTTTGTTTATTTACAAAACGTTACCACAAAATTTGATGCTGATAATAGATTAACTTATGGTGTATCAAAAGATTTAGTAGCAGATATTTTAAGAGATTTAGGTATAACTATTTATCAAAATAATTTTTCATCTAATGATCTTTACCAAGCATTATTAGGATTAACCCCTTCAGGTAGTCTATATAATTTACCATACACTACTACTCAATTCCCTGTCCCTTCAGGATCAGGTTTAGAATATATTACAAATTATGTTACTGCTTCTTTAACATCTTCATTATATCCTACAGACGATATTAATAAAGAACAATATAAACGTATTTATCATAACTTACCTTTATTATTAAAGAAAAAAGGATCAGTAGCTGGTTTAAGAGATTTAATTACTACTTTTGGAATCCCAGATACTATTTTAAGGATTAATGAATTTGGAGGTAAAGATAGAAACCTTAATAGTTATGATAACTGGCAAGATGAGTTTAATTATGCTTTTTACTCAAGTGGTTCTTCATATATTAGTTCTTCTTTTGTATTAAATACTTTATGGAATGCTAGTGCTAATAGACCTCAAGCCGTTGAATTTAGATTTAAAACAGATGGTTTACCTTTTAATACATCAAGTATTGCTTCCCAAAGTTTATGGGAAACAAATGAAAATGTCAAACTTACATTAAAATATACAGGTTCAGGATATACAACTTCATCTTTAATATCTAGCAGTGCGGATCCTGTTAACCCATATTATCAATTTGCTAAATTAGATCTTATTCCTGATCCTTTAACTCCATCAAATTCAGCAAGCGTTTATTTGCCTTTTTATGATGGAGGTTGGTGGTCAATTTTAGTAAATAAAATTACTGGAAGTTATACTTTATATGCTAAAAATAAAAATTATGATGGTGAAGATGGAAATATCATTGGATGGCAAGCCTCTTCTTCTGTAACAACAGCTGTTACTAATTGGAGTGATAGTATTAAATCTTATTTTGGTATATCATCTTCATTATCTGGTAAAAAATTCTCTGGTTCATTTCAAGAAATTAGGTACTATCCTGAATTTTTACCTGAAACTAATTTTAATGCTTATGTAATGAATCCTTATTCTATTGAGAATAGTGATTATTTAGCTTTTAGAGCAGCTTTAGGTGGAGAATTATATACTGCTTCTGTTTCTATTCATCCTAGAATAACAGGCTCTTGGACAACTATTCCTTCATTTGTTGGAACTAGTAATTTTTATTTAAGTGGAAGTTATGTTTGGGAACCAAATACAGAAATATTCTACTTTGATCAAGTACCAGCAGGTATTCAAAACGCAATTTCGGATAAAATAAAACAACAAAATATTGTTTTACCCTATAGCAGTAGTGATTCTAATATTCCTAATGCTAATGTATTATCCCCTTTTATTTCAGTTCAACAATTTCCGGCAATAAGTTCTAGTTATACTAGAGATATTGATTATATTGAAATAGCATTTTCACCTCAGAATGAAATAAATGAGGATATAAATTCTACTTTAGGATATTTTAATATAGGAGAAGTAATTGGAGATCCTAGATTCCAATCATCTTCTGCTGAAACATATCCTGCCTTAGATGCTATTAGAGAAGCATATTTTGCTAAATATATTTCAAACTATCAAGAATTTGATTATATTAGATTAATTGAGTTTTTTGATAACTCATTATTCAAAATGATTCAAGATTTTACTCCAGCTAGAGCATCTTTAGCTGCGGGTATTGTAATCAAAAACACATTAATTGATAGAAATAGATACCCTGTACCTCAAGTTAGTCCTTCATCTTCTATTGCTTTTATAGGATCAGGATCTAATTCAATAGGTATTCCTTATGTAGTTGAAGATTTAACTATTACAGGTTCTATTAAATCTGGTTTTATAACAGGTTCTAATGGAGGTTCAATGCCTGAATTATTTGGACAAACAGCTTCTTTTTTAGAATATCCAGGAGTAGTAAATATAACTCAAAGTTGGATAGGTTCTTCACCTTCCTTATATGGTCCTGTATCGTTTACTCAAGATTCACAAACCGAATTTTTTAATGGTCAATTAAGCGGATCAGGTTTAGTAGTGGATAATTATGGAAAATTAAATGATTGTAATGTTGAAATAGTTCAAGTATATACTACAGCTTCACTTTTTTCTAATATAAACCCTAACTCGGCAGGAGATTATTTTAGAAATTATGATTTAGATTTTGATAAAACTTATTATTTATCTTTTACTATTACAGAAGTAAATGGAATATCATCTGGAAATTTACAACTTTGGAATGCTGGAAATAGTAATGATGTTTTATATACTAGTCCTACAATATTAGCAGGAGGAAATTTAAATGTAGATAAATTTGAAATAAGTAAAATTTTTGCTCCTCTTACTTTTAAAGCTATAGGAGTTTCAAGCACAGGATTTAGTATAACTAATTTTACTATCTATGAATCTTATATTGATCAAGATTGTTTAGTAGTTGCCGGAGATGTTCAAGTAAATAGACCAAGCAATAGATATATGATTGCTGATTTTAATTCTGATTATGTTATAGCAACTAATGAACAATCAATTTTAAGTGGTAGTGCCACTAGAGCTTCTGTACCTGATTCAAATTATACAACTGCTCGTATAGCTAATCCAAGATATAATGGATGTGAGAATACATCTCCTGATATTAATGTTATTTCAGGAAGTAAATTACCTGCTGTAGAACAATTAACTTCATATTTTGCCTATTCTTTAGGTGGTGGAAATACATTAGCTGAAAGATCGGGTAGTGGTAATTATCCCATCGCGTATTTAGTTGATGAGGTAGGTAATGTAATTAAACCAGATCCTTCCAGCTCAGCTTATTTACCTAGTCTTTTAGATGCTTTTGGTTCAGGAACAACAGTTGTTTTATCTCCAACAAATAATACAACTTTAGCTAAATCTGAATTTACTGTTTATAAACCCGCAGTGGTATCTAATATGATTTTATATTCAGATACAGGTTCATTAGGTAATGATTATTTAGTTAGTGGTTCTTATGCTAGTTTAAATTTTAATATTGTTCCTGGTTTATATACTCAACCCTATGGTCTTAGTGTTATAAACGCTGGAAGTTCTATAACTGGAGGAACTATAGTAACTGCTAGTTTTAGTAGTATTATTTTAGATCAAGCTAAAGGATTTAATAATAATGTTGCTCCTATAAATCCTAATACATACACTATTCAAACAACATCCCCAGTAAGAGCTTCTCTTAGTGCTTCTTTTGTTGTTACTAATAGTAGTGGAGGAAACGCAACTCCTATAATTAGTTTAGTTGAAAATAATACCCCATTAATAGTAGAATCTAAAACAATAGGTGGTTCAGCAACCGCAACTATCACAATATCATCAAGCCTTTTTCTAAATTCAGGATCAGTATATTATTTTGTTATAGATCCTGGTGTAAAAAATATAAGCACATTTGGAGATACTTGGACTATTGTTCCTATTACAGGTTCTCAAACAATAAATAAACCTTATTTTACAACTAGCAGTGTAATTACCTCTGTATTAACTTCAAATTCTTCTTTAGGACCTTTATATGGTTCTTATCAACAAACACCACCACCAGTATCTAATGGTACAGGTAGTGGATTTGATGCTCCTGTAGCTTTATCTTTTCAACCATATGATGAAATTAGATTTGAAGGAAATGAAACTATAGTTGCTACTATTATATCTTCTTCATTTGACCAAATTTATGGATTGTTTAATATATATTTACAACAACCAATAGATACAACAGCAGTAAATGTAAACTATTTTGCTATTAGAAGATGGGTTCCTTCAATAAATAATTTAATAATTAACTCACCTAGTAATGTAATGGGGGCTGGGCTTATATTACCTAAATACCCTTCTCCATTACTTGATAAAAACTTACCATCAATAATTGAAAATTTAACAAACAAAGGATTAATTTAATATATTTATAATAAAATAAAAACATGGGATATTTAAATAATACTGTAGTAACCGTAGATGCTATCTTAACAGATACAGGTCGCCAATTACTCGCTCAACAAGATGGACAATTTAGAATCACTCAATTTGCATTAGCAGATGATGAGATTGATTATACTTTGTACAATCCAACACACCCTTCAGGTTCTGCTTATTACGGACAAGCTATTGTAAATATGCCTTTATTAGAGGCATTTCCACAAACACAACAGTCTATGAAATATAAGTTAATAACTTTACCTCGTGGAACTAATCTCTTACCAATTTTAAATATTGGTTATCCATCAATTTCATTACCACAAGGTGCTTCATTAGCTTTAAAACCTCAAACATTAAATTATTTAGGAGGAACTACAGTTGAACCATCTGGTTATACAGCTACTATCTCAGATATTAGGGTACTTAATAACTTTGAAGGTGTTGGTGTTAATACCCCTGCAGTAACTGCTTTAAATATAACAAACCAAACTACAACTATAGGAACTAGTGTTTCTAAAACAGTTGTTGGTACTGTAATTAATATGACAGCTACAACTGTTAATACATTGTTCAACTCAGCTTCCCAATTATCAGCTACATTAACTGTAGTAGGTAATGATAGTGGTGCTCGTGTAACTGTTCCTGTAACTATAACGAAATAATAACACATAAAAAATGTCATATAAAAGATTAGAAGTCGATGATTTTGTAGTAAGCTCTGAAGCTATATCCTCTACATGTTGGACTACAAACGCACCAAAATTAACTACATTCTTTACCTCCTCAATTCAAGCTAACGGAAGTTCAGGAAATTATTATTTAAATTCATTTAATTCTGCTACTACACAATCTATTCAGTTTGCTATTGCTTATGGTAATGCTGCTGGTAGTGGTAGTGCTGTTTATAACACAGCAGTTAATGGTTTATCTCCTACAAGTACTATTTTTGGCCAATGGCAAGACTTAGTAATTGGAGACGAAACTACTAATTTTGTTTTTGGAAACATTACATCGTCAGAATTTTTTGCCTTACCAATTGAAAGAGCTTGTTATAAAGATTCCATATTCTTAGGTTCATTAATACTTAATTTATCCGGTACTTTAGGATCTATTTCATTAACGGATAATAGTAGTTTATATTCAACAAGCGGTTTAGCAGTACAATTTAATGAAGCCGGTAGAGTATTTCAATTAGTATCTGGTTCAGCAGGAACTATTAACACTAGTGTAAATGCTAATGGATATTCTTTAGCATCTGGATCTTATGGTTGGATATTACCTGATATTGGAACTATTATTTTGAACCCATTAGCATTATCTGGTTCTTTAGCTTCTGGAGGTATTGGTTTCCGTTGGAGTGGTTCTAATGCTACTGGTTCAGCTACATACTCTCCAACAACAAATGCTAATTTTTCAATGTTTCAAGCAATTAGTGGTTCAACAGGATTTACTTTAAATTCCCAAGAAACTATTACTTCAGATTTTATATTTGTAAGACCTAGAAGCTCAGAATTTAACTACTCAGAAAACCCATCATTTATTTCAGGTTCAACTGGAGCTGTTTTGTATCCTCAATTTATTAATAATCCTCAAGTATATATTACTACTATTGGTTTATATAATGATACTAACCAATTATTAGCAGTAGCTAAATTATCAAGACCATTAACTAAAGATTTTACTAAAGAAGCTCTTGTTAGAGTTAAACTTGATTTCTAAAATGAATGGGTGCTTTCAAACAATTTTTATCTTCAGATATAGTAGTTACTCCTCTTGAGTTAAACAAATCGTTTAATTTTCAAGGGGCAGCTGCTTTAACTGGGTCTAATGTTGGTATTGATAGATTTTTAGGATTAAACACTAGTTCATTATTTAATCCAAATACTGATCCTCAAACAGGACAGATATCTCCTCAATACCAACGATTAGTTTACGATTCTATTCAAGAATTATTTTATTCTAATTACTCAAACGCTACCTCTAGTTATGGTTCTCCTGTAGCAACTGCTAGTATAGTTTATGGTAAAACTCCTGAAGGAGATGTTTTAACTGGTCCTGCTACATCTGCTGGACGATTTTATAATTATCCTCAAACAGATTTAACTTTTGCTAAATATTTTCCTTTAACTGAAAATTCAGAAATAGGTGTTTTATCTATTCCTACAGGTGTTTATGGAAATTATATTCAACCTAATTCCTTTAAATGGATAGCAGATAGTGGTTCAATTTATGATGATGGACAAGGTAATTTAATACTATCTAGTTCTCAGCAAATTATAGGAAATATATTTTATGGACAAGGATTAGCAATATTAACTAATAATACAGTAGGAGCAGCAAATAGTACTTATGGAAATGGAGTATATGGAATTTCAACTTATGGTGGAACTCCTAATAATCTTACTATAGAAAATTTTGTAACATCTTCAAACGTAACCTGTTCATTTTCATCCTCACTTACAATTTATGAAACTCAATACAAATGTACTGCTAGAGAAAATGAATTTAACTTTAGCCAAAACCCATCAATAACATCAGGAAGTACAGCTAATTCAAGTTCAATAGGAACATTCTATACACCATCCCAATATGTTTACGATTTTGCAACAGGTTCTTATTTTCAACCTTATGTAACTACAATTGGATTATATAATGAGGCCCAACAATTATTAGCAGTAGGAAAATTAGCTCAACCATTACCTTTATCGCCTACAACAGATACTACAATACTTATAAACATAGATAGATAATATGTGGTTATACAATGAACAAGTTATAGAAAAAATTGAGGATATGCCTCAAGGAACATTCGGTTTTATATACATTACTACTCACAATTCAAGTGGGATATCGTATATTGGAAAAAAATCGCTATATCACAACGTTAGACGTAAATTAACCAAAAAAGAACTGGCTGAGCATACTGGAAGAGGACGTAAACCCACAACCGAGGTAGTTCAAAAGGAATCAGATTGGAAAACGTATTATGGTTCAGCAAAACCAATATTAGCTTTACTTAAGGAAGGAAAACAAGAAGAATTTACTCGAGAAATAATTCAATTCGTCCATAATAAAAAACTTCTTACTTACTATGAATGTAAGTACTTATTTAAATATGGGGTGTTAGAACATCCCTTAGAATACTTTAATGACAATATTCTTGGAAAGTTTTTCACCAAAGACTTTGCTACGCAAGATTAAGTTTGTACATTACTGTATATGCTCAATCAACCACTGATTGCCTTAGTAAATTCTGTATTAGGAACTGGTAAACCAACAGCGAGAGGTAACTATGCTTATAGTTGTCCCTTCTGTAATCACCATAAACCTAAGTTAGAA